TAAGTTTGATAGCAACCAAGTAAATAGTACAAATCCAATTTTAGGCGTTAAGGTATTTAATAGTGGAGTATTAGCAACTTCAGGAAATGTGGTTAAATTTAGCACAGGAAGCGGTTGGTCTTCAAGCATTGCTACAAGAACCTCTGCTGGTCGTTATAAATTTGATGACTTTAACTTTACAAATGCTCAAAAAATAGTAATGGTAGATGATGTAAATCAAGCTGCTACCTATGATGGCACTACATATACTTTACTAAGTAGCACTGGTGCTCCTACTGATCCAGCTTCTGTAGCAGTATTTAGAGAACACATATTTTTTGCAGGTATGAGTAGCAATCCACAAGAAATTGTATTTACTGCTCCTTTTCTTGAAAATGATTTTACTACTGCAAATGGAGCAGGATCTATAAAAGTTGATACAAGCATAGTAGAATTAAAAGTATTTAGAGATGCTTTATTTATTTTTGGTAAAGACAAAATATATAGACTTACAGGAACAAGCGTAGCAGATTGGCAAGTAGTTCCTGTAACACGAACATTGGGGTGTGCTGATGGATTTTCTGTTCAAGAAATAGGTGGTGATCTTTTATTTTTATCTCCAGATGGATTAAGAACAATTGCTGCTACTGCTAGAATTGGTGACGTAGAGTTAGGCACTGTATCTAAACCAATACAACCAAGAATTGAAGATATTGGTTTTGATAATGTTTCTTCTGTAATTGTTCGAGGAAAAAGTCAATACAGATTATTTTATCCAAAGACAGGAGGAACTGTAGAAAATAGTAATGGTATTCTTGCTACATTAAAAAGAACACAAGAGGGAGCTATTGGATTTGAGTATGCAGATATAGTAGGTATAAAACCTTCTTCGATGGATTCTGGATTTATTAGTAATACAGAATATATTATTGAAGGAGGATATGATGGGTATGTGCGTAGGCAAGAAAGTGGTGATACTTTTGATGGATCAAATGTTATAGCTGTGTATCGTTCTCCTGATTTATCTCTTGGAGACACTGGCATAAGAAAGCTTATGCAACGAGTTATTTTAAATTATGAAGTTGAAGGAACTATAGCGGCAGAACTTAGAGTTAGATATGATTCAGATGATAGAGATGTGCCTCAACCTGCAAAATTTGACATTACTTCTCCCGGAGGAATAGCAATTTTTGGTAGTTCTTCTTCTACATATAACAACGCAACATATGGATCAAGTGGTGCTCCTATATTTAGACGAGCTATAGAAGGGTCAGGTTTTTTAATTGCTGTTAAATTAAATCATAATAGTTCTAATAATCCTTTTACTTTACATTCATATCAATTAGAGTTTACAACTGGAGGACGTAGATAATGGGTTCAACGTATACAAGACAAAGTAGCACAGAAATTGTAGATGGAGAGGTTATTCAAGCATCAGATTTTAATAATGAGTTTGAACAACTTGTATCTGCTTTTGCTGTATCTACTGGACATAGCCATGATGGGACAACTGCTGAAGGTGGTCCTGTAACCAAACTTTTAGGTACGGCTATTACGATAGGAGATGGCACTGCTGGAACAGATATTGCAGTAACTTTTGATGGTGAAACAAGTGATGGTGTTTTAACTTGGATGGAAGATGAAGATCATTTTAAGTTTTCTGATGATATAGTAATAGATAGCACTAAAAGACTGTATTTAAATGATGAAGGTGGAGAATACATTTATGGTGACGGAACAGATTTATACTTAGTGTCTGGTGCAGACATTAACATACCTGCAAATATAGGTATGACTTTTGGTGATGATGGTGAAAAAATAGAGGGTGATGGCACAGACTTAACCATTAGTGGTAATAATATTAATCTTACTGCTACGGCTGATGTAAATATACCTTCTGGAGTAGGCGTAACTTTTGCTACAACTGAAAAAATAGAATCTGATGGAACTGATTTATCTATTACTGTAGGTAGTGGTGGAGATGTTAATATTCCTGCTGATATTGGTGTAACCTTTGGTGATGATGGTGAAAAGATAGAAGGTGATGGAACTGATTTAACTATAACTGGTAATAACATTAATCTTACTGCTACAGCAGATGTAGTAATTCCTGCTAACGTAGGCATTACTTTTGGCTCTGGTGAAAAAATAGAAGGTGATAGTACTGATCTAACAGTAACTTCTGGAGCAGATATTAATTTAACAGCTACAAGTGATGTAAACATTCCTTCTGGAGTAGGAGTAACTTTTGGTGATGACGGTGAAAAGATAGAAGGCGATGGTACTAATTTAACTATTGCTACTTCAAATAATGTTACAGTTGATGCTGCAGCAGATATTATTCTTGATGCAGGTGGAGCAGATGTAACATTGAAAGATGATGGAACTACTTTTGGAAGCTTGACAAACAGTAGTGGTGAGCTTGTAATTAAGTCTGGTTCTACACCTACTACTGCATTAACATTTAGTGGTGCTAATGTAACTGGTGCAGGTACATATACTGGTGGTGGCACAATGACTACTGGTGGTAATATTGTGATACCTGATGGGGGTAATATAGGAGCAGCTTCTGATACAGATGCTATATCTATTGCTTCTACTGGTGTAGTAACTTTTTCTCAAAGTCCAGTATTTCCCGATGGTGGTGTTCCTCTTGCTGATCTAGACATAGATGGTGCTACAGATATTGGTGCAGACTTAACTACTTCTGATTTAATTATCGTAGATGATGGAGCAGGTGGAACTAATAGAAAAGCTGCTTTGTCTAGAATTAATACTTTAGTCCAAACTGCTGGTGGGTTTCCTTTAACTGCATTAGACATTGATGGAGGCACTGATATAGGTGAAGCCATAGTTGATGCTGATTTATTTATTATTGATAATGGAGCAGGTGGCACTAATAGAAAAGTTGCAGCCTCTAGAATTAAAACCTATATAGGCTCAGATTTTTCTAATCCAGCTTCTGCAGATGGAGATTCTCTTGGTACAGCATCTTTAGAGTGGAGTGATTTATATCTTGCTGATGGGGGTATAATTTACTTTGGTAATGATCAAGAGATTACACTTACACATGCTGCTGATGATGGACTTGTTCTTAAACATGTAGGCACAGGAGATGGTAAAGAACCTTCTCTTACTTTTCAAGCAGGTGACAATGATATTGCCGTTAATGATGTGCTTGGTTCTATTTTCTTTCAAGCACCAGATGAAGGAGCAGGAACAGATGCTGTATTAGTTGCTGCTGGTATCGAAGCGGTATCAGAAGGAAACTTTGCAGCAGACAATAACGCTACAAAATTAAGTTTTAAAACGGCTGCTAGTGAAGCTGCCTCTGAAAAAATGTCTTTAAGTTCTGCAGGTTTACTTACAGTTTCAGATGATATTGTATTTAAAGATGGTGGAACAATTGGTGTATCTTCAGCTACAGATGCAATGACAGTTTCTTCCGCAGGTATTGTAACTTTTAAAGATGATATTGTAATTAAAGATGGTGGCACAATAGGTTCAACTTCTGCTGCTACGGCAATGACAGTAGCATCTACTGGTATAGTTACATTTGTAGACGATATCTTAATTAAAGACGGTGGCACAATAGGTTCAGCCTCTTCTACTAGTGCTATAACGGTAGCATCTACTGGCATAGTAACATTTGTAGATGACATTCTAATTAAAGATGGTGGAACAATAGGTTCTGCATCTTCTACTAGTGCTATAACAGTTGCTTCTACTGGTATAGTAACATTTGTAGACGATATCTTAATTAAAGATGGTGGAACAATAGGTTCTGCATCTTCTACTGGAGCAATAACAGTTGCTTCTACTGGTATTGTTACCTTTGTCGATGACATTTTAATTAAAGATGGTGGCACAATAGGAGCAGCTTCTTCTACTGGAGCAATAACAATAGCTTCTAGTGGCATAGTAACCTTTGTGGATGATATAGTTATAAAAGATGCAGGAACAATTGGTAGTGCTAGTGATACAGATGCTATTTCTATATCCTCTGGAGGTGTAGTTAATATATCAGCTACTACAGCAAATACTAGTGCATCCGATGGAGCATTGACAGTAGCAGGAGGAGCAGGTATAGCTGCTGATTTATCTGTAGGAGATGATCTAAGACTTATTTCAGATAGTGCTGTATTAAATTTTGGTGCAGATTCTGATGTTACCTTAACT